CCGCCGTAATTCCCAGGGTCGTGACGATGGCCGTCGCGTAGGTCGTCACCGGGATGGCCTTGAAGCGCCAAACTGTGCGTGGATAACCGCGCCACAGTTGGCCGCCGTCGCCGGTGGGCGTCAACTCCGCGCCGGGCTTAGGGCTGGAGGCGGGCGCGACGCCGAACACCGCTTCCGCCGTGGGAAACACGGCTATCAAGGTTTTGCTGATCGCGTATTCCGCCATTGTCCTCCTGTTAGGCAGACGGTAGACGGCAGAGGGTAGATAGGGGTTTCTCCCTGTCTACCCTTTACTGTCTACCGGCTACCACCTCCTGCAACTCGCGCGCAAACTGCCCCAGGCGCGCCTCAAACCAGGCGCGGTCATTCGGCCCCATCCCGGTGAAGCTGGCCTGGATGCTGAGCAGTGTCGGCCCCGCTGCGCCGCCCATCGCCTGCAAGACGCGCGCTTGACTCAAATTGCCCAACGCGCCCTCAAGCTGGCGTGTGGTGTGCGCGCTGAGCACGAACTCCCGTCCCGCCTCGCCCAGAGTATAGCGACCATAATCAGCGTATCCGCCTGCCGCCCGCCCCCCCATGCGCGTGGTGCGCCCGGAGCTGCTGCCCGGTTGGGCGTAGGGAGAGGTGTTATCTCTAGTATTCCCCGTCCTGGGCACCGGTAAGTTTTTAACATAGTCCTCCCACAACTGGCGCTTGCTCTTTAACCAAACGTCCGCATCCTGGAGCATAGCCGCGTAATACGCGGCCTGTTGGTCTTCCGAAAATGCGTAATATTTCAATTCGGCGTTGAGCTTGTCGAAATACTCCTGATCCAGTCGCGCCAGCTCCTCCTGGTGCTGGGTCTGTAACTCGGCGACCTGCTCCTGATACTCAACTAACCGCGCTTGCTTCTGCTCCGCGTATTGCACCTGCATCTGCGCCATCTGCTCAACGTGTTGGCGCTGGCGCTCGGTTTGCTCCAGGGCGAAGTTGGCCGCCTCCTGGCCCTGTTGACCGGCGAAATCCTCTTCCGCCCGCGCGCGCTCTTTCGCGTAATTCTGCTGCTCTTCATACAGCCCGGCCGCGTCGCGCGCAATCTCCAAATCCGCCACGCGGCTCTCGTGATCCTCCTGCATCCGGCGCATTTGCTTTTGATGGTCGGCGGCGGCCTGCGCCTGGCGGCGTTGGAAGTCTTGCTGCTGCGCCAGTTGACTCGCCTGGAAGTCCGTCGCCGTCTTGCGCCGCTGCTGCTGGTAATCCTGCTCCAACTTCGCCAGGTCGGTGTTCAAATCGCGCGTCGCCTCGGCGACCTGGTCGTTGAAATCGGCGACCGCCTCCTCCTGGCGTTGGAGCAAATCAATGTAGGCCTCCACCACGCGCGTCTGCTCCGGGGTAAGCTGGAGCGCCGCTTGCGCCGCCTGGGTGTAGGTGTACAACTCGTCAGTCATTGCCCCCGTCGCCCCCTGCGCCTCACGGGCCGCGCGCGCGACGCCCACCCCCACGTCGTTCCAATCATCGCTGGCGACAGCCAACATCCCGCTCAATCCATACTCCACCGCTTGCAGTTCGGCCAGTTTATCCTGGAGAGCCGCCCCCGACGTGGCTTGTAACCCGCCGCCCATCAATTCGCGCACCCGCGCAGTCTCCTCGCCTCCAGCGCCGAAGATCAAATCTTTCCAATACTCACCATTGAACAATAGCGCGCCGCGCTCCCCTTCCTGGACGACATACTGATCCAGCAGCGCGATATCGTCCCGCAACTGCCGGAGTTCATTCCGCAATTGGTCCGGGCCTGCCCCTTGCAGTTCTGACAGGCGCGTCTGGGCCGCCTGCTCGCCCTCGCGCGTAGACCCCCACCCCAGCATACTTTGCCCGGTCAGAGCGCGGCTGCCGAGTTCGCCCACCGCCAGCGCGCCGGCAATTCGGGCCAGCGTACCGGCGATCTGGGTGGCCCCGGCCTGCTCAATAGCGTTTTCCTGGACCGCCCCCTGCGCTTCAATAGCACTTTCAGCCTCTGCGCCGGCCTGTTCAGTGGTGGCAGCCTGCGTAGCCGCCTGGGTGATGATGCTACGAAATTGCTCGGCGGACGAAACCACAGTGCCCTGGAAGCGCGCTTCGGCGGTTTGCTGCTTGAGGATCGTGGACTTGTACGCAGCGGTGAGTGTTTGCAACGAGAGGACGGTCTTGGAGACCGTCCCCACTGCCGTGATGACCGTACCGATGACGATGCCTCCGGTAGCCACGCCGCTGACGATCGCGGTTAGCCAGGGGTTGGCCTGTACGGCAGCCGTGAGATCGGTGATCATCTGCGCCGCCTTTTCCAAGAACGGCAACGCCATGTCCAGGCCCTGCTGCCCTATCGTCAACCAGAAAGCCTTCCAGCGCATCTCGGCCTGTTGCACGCGATACACGTCGCTCTCCTCCCAATCAGAGAGCTGTGTCTCCCACACTTCCAGCGCATCCTTCCCCAAAGTCGCCGCCGACTGACTGAGGATGTTCACCCCTTCCTGGCGAGCTTCCGTTTGTTCGCGGATGAGCAGCGTGGCCGCGCGCAATGAGTTGGTATCGAATAGCGCGCTCAGGGCTACCTCGCGTTCCTGGTCCGTCGTGCCCGCCAGCGCAGCGGCCAGCATATCCACCGCCCGCGCCGTGCCGATGAACGCCCCTTCCGCATCGTAGAAAGCGTCGGCGGAGCCGAATAACCGGGTCAACGTTTCCTCAGCTTCCGTACTCTTGGGGATGAGGAGGTTGTCCAGCATCTTGCCGTAGCTGGTGCCGGCCTGTGTGCCCCGGATGCCGTTATCTCCCAGGATGGAGAAGGCCACGGCGGTCGCTTCGATGCTCTCCCCGGCGCGGTCGGCGCTGGGGCCGACGTATTTGAACCCCTCCGCCACGTCGCCCACGGAGGCCAACGTGTCGTCGCTGATCTTGTTGAAGATGGCGACCACGCGCGTAGTATCCGCCAGCGTCAGCCCATACTGGTTGATGGCCCCGGCGGTGGCGTCGGACAAGGTGGCAATGTCGGTCTGCGAGAGGGCGGCGGCTTGCTGGATGGGGATAGTCTGCTGCAACAGCGCGTTCAATTCCTGCTGGCTGTCTACCGCCTGGCCGGTAGCTTGCGCCCAGATGGTGATGCCGCGCGCGGTCGTTTCGGGGTCCAAGACGGCCAGAGTCGCTGATTGCTCAATGGTCGCTTGCCGTAGTTCCTGGGTGAGGTCAGCGTTCAACGCCAGGGAGCGCGCGGCCACGTCCGACTGCTTGGCGAAGGTCAGATAGTCGCGCCCGGCCACCGCCACCGCCCCGGTGACGATCCCGGCGTTCATCCGCATACTGTTACCGATTTGTTGCAGATCCCCGGTCACCTGGAAAAGGCCCTGGCGGGACTGGCGCGCTTTCTCCAGTTCCGCTGTGAAGAGCCGCACGCCCCCGGCGACGCCGGAGTATTGCTCTCGGATTTCGCGCGCTTCTTGCGCCACGCGCCGCTGCTCGCTCTCGACCTGCCGCAGCTCGCGCAACACCGTCTGCAAATCCAGCCCGGTCGCCTGCATGGCTCCGTCCACCTGATCCCAGGAAATCCCCAGAGCCGCGCTAAGGCGCTGGGCCTCCTGCTCCAGGCGGGCGCGCTGCTGTACTTCTCGATTGACCGCAGCCTGCTCCTGCTTTAGTCGCTTGAGTCCGCCGAGGGTAGTTTCTATGGAGTCGCCGCTTTGCACCATCCCGGCGGCCACGTCGGCCCATTGCAAGCCTAATTCGGCGGTTAGAATACGCGCCTGAGCCAGGAGCTTGTTCTGACGTTCCTGCTCACGGAGCGCGGCTTTACCCTCATCCACGTCCAGGGCAGAGGTGGCGCGTTGGCGGACCGTGACCCGCTTGGCGGCCTCCTGCCTCTGCGTCTGGCGGTATTTGGTCTGCGCAACGGTCTCCGCAGTCAGCCGCTTCTCGGCTTCGATGCCTGCCCGCGCCTCCGTCTCGGCCAGGCGGATGAGGGCGCGCGCCTTCTGTTCGGCGGCGGCGATCTGAGCCTGGTTCTGTTGCGCGGCGTCCTGCCCGACCAGGGCCAGCCACTCGTTGATCGCCGTGACCATGTCCGGGATGACGGAGTGCCCGACGAGTTTGTCGGCCACCCACTGCCAAACCTTCAGCAGCCCTTTGGCCTCTGCCTCAGCCTCTTCCGCCACCGGCGCGTCCAATGCCTGCTCCATCGCCGCCGCCGAGGCGCGGGCTTCTTCCGCCGCCGCGTCGAGGGCTTGATCCATTGCTGCCGTGACAGAGCGCACTTCCAACGCGAGCCGCCCAAGAATCTCGCGTTCGGCGGCGGCAGTCTCCTCCATAGGGGTGCCGGCTTTGGTCGCCCCGCGCAGCTCGCGCTGCGCCGCTTTCTCCAGTTGTTCCACGGCTTTGCGCTCGGTCTCGGTGAAGCCCTCCCCGGCCAGCCGTGCGGCGTCGAAGGCTTTCACTTTTTTGCTGAGGGCTTTGGTCTGCGCTTCCAGGTGGCCGGTCGCTGTGTTCGCCACCTCCCCCAGGGTGCGTTCGCCGGTGATGAAGTCCACCAGCGTACCCTGCGCCCCCTCCGGCAATTCAGCCTGCCCCCCTTGCTGCAAGCCCCCGAAGGCGCGCTTGATCTGCGTTTGCAGGCGCTTACGTTCCTCGAAAGCCGCCTCCATCTGTTCCAGGGCCTGAGCCGCGCTTCCCTGCCCGGTGGCGCGCAAGGCGTCGGCGATCTCCTTCACGCTATCCATTGACCACTCGCGCCAGAACAGATGCTCCTCTTCCAGGGGCTTTTCCAGCTCACGCCGCCGCCAGAGCAATTGATCGCGCAGTTGTTGCGCGTCACCCTGGATGATTTCCGAGCGCACCGCGTCGAGTTCCTGGTTTTGCGCCTCATACTGCGTAATCAAGGCCTCATACTGAGCTTGCCAGGCCTGTTGCTCCTCGGTCAGCTCCACCCCGAAGACGGTCGGCATCGGGGGCTTGATCTGTTCCAGTTCGGTGATCGCCTGCGCCGTTTTGGCGATCTCGGCGTTGAGGTCGGCCCGGCGTTGTTCAAGGGTAGCGCTCACGGCGACCAGTTGCGCGTCAATCTGTTGCGCCAGCGGCGCCAGCTCTTTGTCTATGGCTTGCACCGCTTTGGTGATTTTGCCCTGCGTGTAAGTTTCCGAAAGACCTTTGAAGAGTTCCGAAAGTGTCCGCACCTGGCCCCCGGAGAGCGGTTGCACCTGGACGCGCCCCAATTCGGCGATAGAGCGGGTGAGTTCGCCGGTGCGGGCGGTGAGGTCCTGCATCTTGAGGGTCAGATCGAGGGCTTTCTTGTCGTTGGCAGAGAGGGCTGCCTCCAACTCCGGCATACTTTCCAACATCTCGCCCGCAATATTGGTTTTCTCGCCGACGCGCACAATACCGGTGATGTGGGATTGTATGCCGGCCAGCCGTTGTTCCAGAGCGTCCCACTGTTGACTCATGCCCTGGGCGATGGCGCGTCCCAGGCTGCCGGCATCCTGGCGCAGCGCGGCCATCTGCTTGCCCGCTGCCTCCAGGCCAACAATGTCCACCTTCCCGGCGATCTCGATGTGTCCCAGGGATTGCTCGATAACCTGGCGCAGCTTACCGGCTTCGACTTTGGCGTCTTGGCCGTCAATGGTGATTTTGATCTTGAACTCGTTAGTCATTTGTGATACCGTTAGATTATTTCCCAGGAAATATACGGAGGTAGCTATGGATCAGCGCAGTTTGAAGATCGGTGCCGGGGTGATAGGCGGTTTTATTATTGGCGTTATCCTTTCCACTATTTTGACGGATACGTATGACATCATCGGTGGTATCTGTTGGTCAGCGATCTTGGTTCCCCTTTGCACGTTTGGACTTGGCTTATTCGTCGCTTTTCGCACACATCCACCCGACGATTCTGAATCCTAACCCCCTAAACGCTCCACCCGCTGCCGGAGCACTGCGCGCGCCTGAGTTTCCACCTGGCGCTGCGCCTCCGCTCCCAGCCCCACAAATGGGCGCGGCGGGATGACCCGTCCAGTCTCGGTCTGCCCACCCGCGTGCAGCTTGGCGATGCGGTCGGGCGTGCGCGGGTCGTCTTCGGCTCCCAGGGTCAGGAACGTTGACCCGTTACCCCGCTCCACCTGAGTAACATTGCGCGGGTGGCGTGGATCGGTAAAGGAGAGCAGCAGGTCGCGGGTACGTTGCAGGATCGGGTGCTCCGGGGCCACGCGAAAGGGCACGCCTCGGTGATCAATGCCGCCGGCGCGTTCGAGTTGCGTCTGCCGCGCCAGGGGATGCCACGGCGCGCCGTCGGGCGCGCTTTCGCGCTCGAAATTGCGGTGAATGCCGCGCCGCCCGGTGTCGGCTACCAGCTCCGCCTCGCGGGGGCCCAGTTCGCCGAGGCGAGCCAGGTCATCCCACAGGGCATCCCACCGGGCGTCCATTTGTAGCTCTGCAATAATCCGCATCATTCCTCCAAACAATCAGCGGGAGGCCTGGGCCTCCCGCTGATTAGTCCAACTCCATCGCGTGCCGGACCAGCCGATTTTGCCACTCGATCAGCTTAAAATCGTGCAGCACCCAGTCCGGCCAGTCCATCAACCCCCCGGTGAAGAGCGGCGCCCGGTCCCCAAAGGATCGCCATAGTTTCCACAACTCCAGCGATAACTCCGGCTTGACCAGCTCCCACTGTCCATCATCTTCCAGGTTCGCCGGGTCTTTCCCGTCCTCTAACGCCCGATTGTAGGTCAGGAGGCATTGGCGGAGTCGCTGCTGGGCGTCACGCCTTTTTTTTCGCTGCTCTCCTGGTCGGGCTTATCCTCCGGCCTCTGGAACGGATACCAATGTGGGTTGAGATCATAGACCAGATTCTGCCACGGATCAGTTAACGCCTCCGGCAGGGCCAGGAAATCCGCGACCGACATCTCCGGGTCCAGACCTTCAGCCGCGACCACGGCGGCCAGCAGATCGGGATACAGGTATTGCACCACGATGCGCCGGGCGGCAACTTCCAGGGAGGACACCGCGCGGGCTTCCCCTGCCGGTGGAATGCCCTCATCCAGGTAGGCCAAAGCCCGCCCCTGGAACATCGCGCGCTTGACCCCCGCGAGGGTTGTCGCCGCGCCCAGTTCCAGGGTCACGTCCAGCTCGGCATCCTGATAGCTCAACCTCCGCGTTTCAGGCATTAGCAGCCCTCCGTGCTCGGATAAAAGGCGTAGATCAGATCGTCGGCGGCCGGAGCCGTGCCGAACGTAATAGAAGTGTCCGAAAGCGTCACCGTGGCCGTCACGTCGGTGGCTACGCCGGTAAGGGCCACCCAATGGACTACCTTCATCTTGGGCGTGTCGGTGTCCAGCGGCGTCTGGGAGAAATTGAACGCGGTCAGCGTGCCATTCCCCAACCAGCCATCCAGCACCGGCGGGCCGTCCAGGTAGCCTTCCAGCGTGGTCGTCTCGGTGAAGCCCTCGGTGGTGTTGGAGAAGGCAATGGCCCACGGCCATTGCTTGACCTTTTGCGGGGTCGCCGTGTAACGCGCTTCGCCAGCATTGCCTTCCTCCATTGGGCCGGAGTATGGGCGCACCTGGGCCAGCGGGACCAGGAAGTAGTGCCAGATCGTCGCGCCGAACGTCGCGGAGGTGGGGTCCTTGTCAATAGCCTGCTGGTAAGCCAGCAACAGCACGTCGGCCAGGCAGCCATCCTTGTCAGTCTCGCGCCCGACAACCTTGCCCCCGGCCAGGTCTACCACGTTGACGCCCGTGAGGAGCGCGTCCACCGGCAGGTTGCCCATGCCGGTGCGCAGCTCGATGTTCGAGAGTTCGGTAGGCGACAGATTCAGTTGTCCCTGGGGCTTGTCGTCGCCGGTGAACTGAATCACCTGCCCGTCGGGGAAATTGGGAGTGAAGGCTTTCGCCAGACTCAACCGCTCCCCAGTTTCTGCCGTGGCCGCCGCCGCAGCCACCAACGGCATACGATTATCGTCCAATGCCCAAACGTTGAGATGTCGCAGGCCCCCGCCCGCGCCTTTTCCTGAAGACATACGTACCTCCTATGCGTAAAAGTCGCGTTCCGTGATGAGCGCGCCGCTAAAATCCACGCGCTCCAAATCTAAATCCAGCAACCGGTCAATGGCGTGCCCACTGCGCCCGGCGTACTTCACCTGGTTGATGCAGGCGTCGCGGACCAAGAGCGCCGGAAAGTTGACCAAAGCGGAGATCACCGCCTCGCGCACGTTGCGGATGTTGGCATAACCGTAGCGGTCGTAGATGAAGACCGCGCACGAAGCGGTGAAGGCCTCCTCCCCGGTATCCTGCACGACCACCGCCAAGGCCTTGCCCGTCGCCCCTGCCTTACGCCGGGTTTCCTGCGCCGCTGTTAGAGCTTCGGCAGTCAGGTCCCCAGCTTCCAGGACAAGTGAGTCCATCACCAGGGCCGTGACGGCGGGCGTAGCGCGCAGCTTCGCCAGCGCCCAAGCGCCCAGGTCGGCGTAGATGTTAGCCATGCAACGCCGCAGCGCAGGCCGCCCGAATCTCTTCGAGGCGCTTGGGGCCGATGCCGTCAATGGCGCGCAGGGCCGCGTCTGTCTTGGCGTTCAGTTCCTCGACGGTATCCGCCAGTTGCTCGACAGTGCCCATTACGCGCGGGTCAAGATGGTCAGCTAACGCCGCAATCGGCGTGCCCACGGTAACTTCGACCGCACCGTCCACCACAGCGAGACCCACTACAGCGGAGTCGGGAATATCAGACCGGCTCAAATCAACGCTCACTACAGCGTCACCGGAAGCGATTATTTCCTGGGAAATACTCGCCGACGCCCCATCTCCCCCGTCTACCGTCTGCCGGCTACCGTCTACCGGGTCAAACACCAACGCCCAGCGGTTGAAGACCTCGCGGCGCACGCAGCGCACCGTGCCCAACGGCTGCCCGTCCACCAGTAGCTCGGCGCCGATGGGGACCGGGGGATATTGCGCCTGGCGCAGGGTAATGACCTCATCCGCCGTCATTTGATGGGGATGGAAGCGCCACTGCACCGCGCCGTTGACTAAAACGGTGATCTCGCCGTTCATTGCGTGTTCACCATCCGCAGATACACAGTCGGTGTGAAGGGCTTGCTCGCTTCGAGTTTGAGCCGCAGACAGTTACCGCTCACCGGCAACTCGAAAAGCCGCGCGCCATCATTAGTCACGACAAAATTGAGCGCCACACTACTCAAGGTGGGAGTGACGTTGCTTTTGGCGTAGATGAAGGCCGTTTCAGCGGCAACCCAATGGCTCGCGGTGCGACATACCGCCTCACTGGAAAACTGCGGTGTGACCGTCATCGTGCCCGTGCTGCTGATGTCATCGTGAGCTTGGATGACCACATTGCCGAATGCTCCGGCCAGGTAGGCGTTGGTGTAGGTGGTCGTCGTGTAGCGGGTCGTGCCATCCAATGCAATCACGTGCTGGTGGCCGATCACCGTCGCCGCCTGCGTGTCGTGGGGGGCAAAAGTCACTCCAAAAGCCAGCACCAATCCGAAGAACACTAACACTGCCATTGTCAGGGATGCGATCTTGTGCATGGATACTCCTTTTACTGAATAGACTGTACTAATACCTGCTGCGCGCCGGGGGTCGAGTCCACGGCGATGACGCGGTAACGCTGCTCTTCCGCCCACACCTCGTCACCCTTCTGGATGCGAATGCCGGCCGGGGCCGAAAGCACCTGCGCCTGCGGCGCCGCATCGCCGACCACTGCGTGCATGTCGCGGCTGAGATTGGCGCTGCTTACCGCCACAATGCGGGTATTGAAGCTCGCCACCGCCGTCTCCGCGCCGCGCCGCCCCCGGAATACCCGTGCGTACACATAGTGGTCATCCCGAATGGCGCGGGTGGTCTGAACCAATAGCTCGCGGCGCAAGCGTCCGTTAGTCACACGTGAACCCCTGTTCTACAAACGGTTCCAACAGCGCCTCGCGGCACGGCGTATCGGCCTTGACGATGACCACCGGCCCCGCCGCGCTGCGCTCCAGGCGGTCGAGGAGCCTCTCCAACCCCTCGCGCGTCGCGCTGCGATCCACGCTCTCCTGGCCGAAGGTGTACTTGATGAAGCGCTCCGTGTCGGCTAACAGGATTTCCAAAGCGGCGATGGCGGCGCGGCGCACGGTGGCGTATTGCTCCAGCAAGTCCTCCAATTCCGCGTCGCTGAAGGCCGCCCACTGATAGGTGCAGACCACGGGATGCCCGCTGCCGGGCGCGACGACAAACTCAATCGCGCCCAGCGCGTAGGTGAACGTGTAGTTGATGCCCGCCACCTGCGGCACGCCGTTGACCAGCACGGTCTCGGAACCATCCAGCACCGGGTGGAGCTGCGTCAAGAACGTGGTCGTGATCCCGTCGCCCACGTCCAGGCTCTCGCGCAGCGCCAGCCGGGGCCGGTCCTGGATCTGCAAGCGCAGCCGCTCCAGGTCGCTGAGGGCCATCTTACGTCAACTGCCCCGCTGTGCGTAGCTTGTCCAGCCGTTTGCCGGCTTCCTCGCGGCGCTGTTTGCGCAACTCGCCCGCGCTCAACTCGTGCATCCGCCCGCAGCGTTCGCGCTGCCACACCTCGGCAAACTGCCGCCCGCACGTCCCGCATTGGGGATAGTGCTTGAGCGCTTCCCTATCCGGCTGCGGCTCCACGGCCATAACCAGGCCGTGCTTGAGCAGGCCGCCGTCGTTAGGCTGCCCGCGCAGCTCGAAGACCTGGCCGGTCTTCACGTCGCCCACTACGTCGTCATAGCGGAAATCTTTACTCGCCGTTACCCACATAGTTAGTCCACCGCGTCCGAGATGAAGAGGCCCGCGTCTGGGGCCAGGCCCTTGATGGTGTAATGGGTGAAGCCCTCGATCAGCCAGCCCTTGTCGCTGAGCGGCTCGCGGCGCTGGCGGATGTAGCGCGTCCCGCCGTACAGCGTGCTCCAGACAAAGGTGTAGAGGGCCGAGGGCAAACGCCTACCGGGGTGGGGAGCCACGTAGGCCATGAAGGCGTCGTCGTCGTACCCGGCGGTGTAGGTAATGCTGTCCTCGTCCGTGCCCTCCGGGTCGGTGGTGTAAATGACCGACCCGACCATAACCTCGTCGAGGCCGATGAGCTGGGCGAGCAGGTTGGGCGTGACCATCGCCGGGCTGTCGTTGCTGGAACTGTACTTCACCCGATCCAGCAGGTTGGGATGGTCGGCCAGCACGTCGAAGGTCAAGTCGCCCAAAACCAGCCTGTTGGGGCTGCGGCCCAGCAAAGCGCGGCGAATGGTGCGCTTCCACTCCCGCAAGTCCTGGATGGGCGTCGAGGTGGCGTAAGTGCTCCACTTGGTGAAGTCGGCGCCGCCCACCATATCCGTGCCCCACACACCGGTCTTCCAAAAGTCGGTAAGGAAGCCGATCTCGTGTTCGAGCAGTAACTGATCCGTCACCCACTCGGTGGAGTCGGCCAGGGCGTTGAAGGGCGGGTCCTGGTTGGCCTGTTGCGCGTCGGGGATGATGTCGCCCACGCTGCGTTCCTCGCAGAAATAGGTGTCGTTCCCCACCTCATAGCCCCCGATGGGCGGCGGCTGCATCGGGCTGGTCTTCTGCGCGACCGAGCGCGCCCAGTACGACTTGGTGTAGAGCGGGATGATGTCGGATTGGCGGTCTACCAGCACGATGGGCGCGATGCGCTCAGCAATGTACAACGGATTCTTGTAAGCAACGGAGATGTTGGTCAAGAGTTTCTTGACGTGAACATCGCCTACTCCTGGTTGTGGCATCGTAGTCCTCCTATGCGCCGAGTACCGGCGTGATGCAGTTGATGATGGCCGGGATAATGTTACCGGCTACGCTGGCCGCGCCGCGCGCGCGCCCGCAGGCATAGTTGCTGCCGGCATGGTTGGGCGTGCGGGTCGTCGCCTGTCCGTCGGCGCTGGGGCCGATAAAAGCCCCCACGGCAATCGCGGCATCCGCGCTGAGCTTGGTGGGGCCGAAAGCGATGACCTCGCAGGGTTGGCCCAACTCAGGCTTATTCTGCAACACGCCGTCGGGCAGGTCGGTCACCGCCGCACACGCGACGTAGGTGTCGCCACTGCGCTTGACGAAGTAGAAACGCTTGGCGCTCAGGTCTTCGCCGGCCGGTAGGGTCTCGGCGTACAGGGTCGGGCCTTGCGGAATGGCGGTCATTGGGCGCCTCCTTCGCGGTTATAGGCCCGCTCCATGTCCGGGTGCTCAGCCAATACGGCGCTGAGGGCGTCGCGGTAGCCAATGCCCGGATGGCTGGCCTGATACTGCTGGGCCAGCGTTTCGAGCTGGGTCGTGGCGCTGCCGGGCGTCCCGCGCTGCACGCCGAACTCGTGGAAGTAGACGCCGAACTGCTCGTCGGCGCGTCGCAAGAGTTGCGTGAAGAAGTCGCGGTGCGCGCCCTCCGCGTCCGCCTCGTGCAGCCAGCGCAGGTGGCCGGCCAGGTCGGCGGTGGCGGCGGGCAGGTGCGCGAAGCTCTCGGCCAGCACCGCGAAGCGCTCCACGGCGCGGGCGTCCTGCACGACCGTCAGTTGACCTTCGAGCGCCTGCACCCGCTGCGCGTAACTGTCGCGCTCACCTACGGCGGTCTGAAGCTGCGTGGTAAATTGCTGCACCTGCTCCCGAAGCGTGCTCATCTCCTGGCGCAGATCCTCCGGGATGCTCACGTGCAGATCAGCCGGAGGCGCGCCGCCTGATGCCGGCGCGCGGCCAAACAGGTTGGCAAACAAATTCTGCAACCAATTGCGTTCGGCCTGTAACTGTTCCAATGTTTCGTCCATAGGGATACCTCCTGTTGCTAGACGCGACATCAGCGACGTCGCCTCCCCAAAAAAGGGATAGTTGGTCAAAGCGCCTCCGGCGATCTGGTTGTGAATGGTGTCGCCGGTGACGTGATCGATCAATTCGTCGTAGATTTCGACGGAGAAGTAGCTGAACTCGCCGTTCTCCAGGGCCTCGTGCCCCTTGCGGTTCCAGAGGAACGTCGCCCCCAGACCCTCCGGCAAGGCCATCAAGTCTTTGTACCACCCCAGCGCGCGGCTGCTCTGGTGATCTTCGTTGATGGGTAGGCGGGCCTGGCGAATGCCGCGCTCGGTGCGATGAGCGTAGTTGTCAACCAGTTGGGCCACAACCGTATCGTCTACAGTCCAGGTGCGCGTTTCCCCGGCCCAGGGGTCGTAACGGTGGTGCGTGCCTTTGGGGTAAATGAGGATGGGATCGCCGGCCAGCGCACGGCGGGCTACGGCGCTATCGGTAGCCGACAGATCAACCGCAAACGTATGTAAGAACGGATTCACGCAACTCCTTTAAACGCAAAACCGGGGCTTCTCGTATTGAGAAGCCCCGGAAAATGTATCTCAGTCGGGCCAGATAGAATGTTTGTGCTACATTCAAAAGTATATCATGGTTTTTAGAATATTGTCAAGCTACATCCAGTACCACCCGCCATCCGCGCTGCGTTCCTCCAAATGACACCGGCACTCCCCATTACACTCCGTCCCGTAGCCCGGCAGCGTGTTCCCGGTAAAACGCAACAACGCCGCCATTGACGGATACTCCCGCCCCGGCGGATCCGCGCCATAGATCGGGCACTCGTGGCAATGATGGGCCAGTATGTCCAGCACCCAGCGCACCGGCCCGTCGTTGCCGTCCGCCTGGCGTCGCTCCTCGGCCCCGACCCAAATTCCGCGCCACACGTGCCCGGCGTAGTGCTCCGCCCGGTAGAAACCCTGCGTCGCCGCCTTGACCGCGTCCACCACCAGGCCGCCGATTTCCTCCCGCCGTCCCTGCTTCAGCAACAACAGGAGCGCCGCGATCTGTCCCTCCAACTGCCCGGCGATGTCGCCGAACAGCGTGCCCTTCCCCGCCAGATTCACGCGCGCCAGCGTCCCGCCCGGCCCATAGCCGATCCAGCTATCCGCCAGCGCGATCTCCCCCTGTAGTGCCTGTAACGCCTCCGGCGGCCCCGACGGCGCGCCAAAGCCTAGCCAGAACGCCGCCGCAATGTCCAGCATTGACTGTTCGCGGAACAGCAACAGCGCGGCCAGCACGTAGTCATCCAGTTTTGCCTGCAATTCCGTCGCCGAGGTATCCTCCGGCAGTTCGGCCAGTTCCCCGGCCATCTCGCCCGTCCAGCCCTCCAATGTCGCCCGCTGCGTAGCCGCGTGCCGGTCGGCCAGCGCGCGATACACCGCCGAACGTTCAGCGGGGGCCGGCTTCTCCCCGTAGGCGTACCTGCGTCGCCCGGCGCTCAAACGAAAAAAACGCGCGTTCTGCTGTTTTTCCTCCTCGTCCTCAACGTCATCTTCTGAATCCTGACTTACTTCCTGATCAGCGCCACCGTCACCTTGTCCCCCTGTCACCTTGTCGCCTTGTCGCCACTCCTCCCACGCCGCCTCGTCCACCTCGGTGGGCATCCCCGGCACCAGCGACCGCAGGAAGCTCTCCAGCGTCACGTCCGGCGTCAAGAGATTCGCTCCGGTCAGCACCCGCAGGTAGGCCGCCACGTCGGCAAGGTTGATATTGCGCGGGCTGGTATGCTCCAACGTGGGCAGGCCCGTCAGTCCGGGGAAGTCGTTCCAGCGCAGCAGGTACGGCACGGCGTAGCGGTTCAACTCGTCGCGGACCTCGTCGAGATAAGCCTCCACCGAGAGGATGAAGGCATCAAACAGCGTCCCGGCCAACGACTGCGTGCCCACCTGACGCAGGCCCTGGAGCATGAACTGCGCCAGGATCGCGCGCGCCATCTCGATATCCTTGCGCATAATCGTATCGCCCATCGTGGTGTCCACGTTACCCTGCGGCCCCCCGAAGTCCAGGTCCCAACCGTCCGGCAGCGCCGCGCCCATCATCCGATCCTCGTAGATGGCCTGCACTAACTTCTCCGCCCGCTCCTCGTCGGAGACCTCGCCCTCCGCCACATCGCTCCGCGTGGTCGCGCCTGGTGGCAGCTTGGCTTTGGGGAACCCGGCCCAGCGGCGGTGCAGGCCGACACCCTCGATCTGCTCCAGGCGGCGCTTGTAGGTGTAGGGCCGCACAGCGGCGCGGTAGATGCTGATGCCCTCCGGGTCGTCGCCCTCGCGCGTGGTGCGGAAGAGGAGCGATCCCTGGAGCGGCACAATAGTCTGTTGCCCGCGATTGTCGAGTACGATGGGGCCGATAATGTCCCCGGTCGCCGGATCGAACTCCCAATCCACCAATGACCGGTGATTGACCAGTTCCAGCTTGCGCAGGCCCACGCGCCCGTCATCGTACTGCGAATTGGCGGCGCTGCGGCGCTTGAGCACCATCCAGAACTGCGCCCACCCATACGCGAACATCAGGCAGATGTCGGCCAGCACGTCGTTGAGCGTCTGGCTCATATCGTTGAGGCAGGACCAGATGAAGTCGGCAGCCTCTTGATCAGCGGCGGTCTTCTTCCCGCCGGGGTCGCAGCGCCAATGTACCCGGCGCACGGGCAAGCTCAAAACCTGATACATCGCCATTCCGGTGGGGTCGGTGCGGCGGATTTCGTCATAGGTACGGATGGCATGAGCGCCCTGCAAGGACGGGTCGGTCTCCACGTACTGCACCCGGCCAAACTGCGCGCGACCGGTGACGCCGAGTTCTCTAAACGGACTGGGTTTCGTTGGCATTGTTCCTCCTGATTATTTCCTGGGAAATAATGCGAGTTAGGAGTTACGAGTTAGGAGTTAGGAATGCGCGCCATCCTGACTCCTCACTCCTCACTCCTCACTCCTCACTCTTCTCATCCCCACGGACTGCTTTCCCGCTGTAGGCTGTCCTGCTGCGGCAGGCTGGCCGCCCGTGGCATCCCCGCCGCGACGTGGCAGTAGGCTTCGGCCAGGCTGTAGTGGTCGGGGCCGAGTTCGCGGTATACGGCCACCTGGTCGCCGTCGGGACGGTCTTCCAACACGCGCACCTGGTTGGTCATCTGGGTATAGTAGTCGCGGAGGTCGCGCGCGTGGGCCGGGAGCGTCAGGCCGCCATCGCCCTGGCTCGCGTCCATCACCCCGGCCAGCATCTCGTCCAGCGTGCGCGTGCGATCAAGATCGATCACATACTCTTCGTCATCCAGACGCTTGATGTCCTCCGTTTTCATTCCCGTCTTCTGACTGACGAAGTAGGCCAGCCACACCACGCCAGGGCGGAAGGCCGCCTGCAATTCGCGCGCCTTGCGCGTCTCCGGCAGGGCGTCTATCACGCAGGTCTGCACGCGGTAACGCCGCAGCAGGCGGCCCAATTCCTCAAAGCTCTCCACCGCCACGGCCAGCCGTTGCGGGCGCTCCCCGGTCTCGCGGTCTACGCTGGCGGCGCGGATGACCACGTAGAGCAGGTTGCCCACGTCCACCCCGGCGACGGTGCGCTCGCGCGGCGCCGGGCCGTGGGCGTAGTCGCGCCGGCAGGCATCGAGGAGCGTGTCCGTCAGCCGGCCCCCGCGCGGGGTGTACGGTTCGCCCAGGTCCTGGTTGAAGGCCTCGCGGCGCTTGGTCTCGTCTACTGTGTCCAGCGCCTTGACCACCGCCAGGAGCGGTGTGGTGTAACTGAAGAGCTTGGTCAGATGGTAGCCCACAATCTCCCGACCCGGATAACGCGCCACCCACTGCCCCCCGGCCAGGCGGTTGAGTTCCTGCCCGCATTTCTGGCAGGCGGCCCAGGCGCGCCGCTCCCCCTGCCCGTGCCAGGCCAGCGGGCGGCCCAGGGCATCCCACTCGGTGACGACCTGTTGGATCGTCACTGGCTGCCACTCCCCGCAGCGCTCACAGCGGATCAGCCACTCGCGCTGGTCGCTCTCCAGCCACTTGGCGTGGATGCCGATGCCCGGATAGGTGGGGGTGCTGATCCAGCGGATTCCCTTGATGAGCGAGTGCCCCAGGCGTTTGACGGCGATGGAGGGCGCGCGCGGGTCCATCTCGTCCACCTCGTCGAGGATCAGGCAGTCGGCGTCAATGGACTTGAGCTGGGGAGCGAGACCGTCAGTCTTGACGGCTGCGCCGCGCAGATAGAGATAACGGTTCCGCACGCGCTTGAGGGTGACGCGGTCGGTCTTGCGGCGCTTCTGGCCGTCCTCCTGCTCCCCCTCAGAGATAATGCGCGCCAGGTAAGGGCTGGAGTCAATGGCCGGCCCGATGCGCGCGGTAGAGAAGTCGGAAACATGCGTATCGGTGGGGAAAACGTACAACACGGTGGCCTGGCGCTCATCGCAGGCGTGTAGGGCGTAGGTGATGCCGTACTCACTGGCCCCCATCTGAGAGGCTTTGTAAATAACGAGTTCACTGGCAGTGTCGGCGTAGATGTCGGCCAGGAAGGGATGCGTCGCCAGGTCAAAGCACACGCCCTCTTTGAGGGTAGCGCGGCGGACGATGGCCCATGTCAGGAGGTCCAGTGTGCCGGCATGAGCATCGCGTGCTTCGTCAATCAGCGCCGTCGCCAGAAGCGTCTCGTCGTGGGGCGGCGGGAGCGCGCCGAGCGCGAATGAGGTTGTCAATGAGCTTGCGGCGGGCATCAGCATCGAGGCCCTCCAGGGGATCGGTGCGGGTTTCCACACTGCCGCTGTGTTGGACCTTGTCCGGTTGGTCCAGTCCGCGCAGTTTGGCGCGTCGCTCTTCGATCTTGAGCATGGCGGTGATAGCTTTGGAATCGCCCGCCAGCACGTCGCCCCAGATGGCATTGAGGGCGCGATCCAGACGCCGTTCGGCCAGGGTGACATAATCGGCGACGTCCCCGGCCTGCTCCTGCTGCCAGCGGCCCAACACAATGTCCACATCGCCCTTGATAGTGCCCAGGGACACGTCGAGGGCCTCGGCCATCTCGCGGTAGTTCAGGCCCGCCAGCAAGTTGGCCGCCACCTGTTTGCGGCGCAGTTCGCGTTCGGCGGCAGCGGATTTGCGCGTCATTCACGTTTCACCTGCAAAAATGAACGTTGTTCAGTCACGTTGTGTTCAGCCTTCTAACCATTTTTAGCCATCAACTGGCAGGAGCAAGTCGCGCTCAGTAGTGCTGATGGGCGTGAAAGCGTAAGCGCGCGACGGCGGCATGGAGCGATCCAGCAGCGCGGCTTCCTGCTGTAGACCGCGCAAAACGCCACCCATGTCATTCTTCGCCCAGGCCGCGCGCCGCACTTCCCGCAGCTCGGCTAACACGCGCGCCCGCTGCGCGTCGGGATCGTTGGCCTGTGCCTGCCATTCGGCATCCAAAGCGGCCACGTCCGCCACGATGACGGCCAGCAGATAGGCTTCCCCCGTCTCTGGGTCTTTCAGCCCCTGCCGCTTAAGCTGCACCGTAATCTCCAACGGGGTCAACCCCCGCAACAACAACGAGGCCACCCGCTCCCGGCGCAGATCCGCCAATACCTCCGCTCCCATACTCCCTACTTCCTACTTCCTACTTCCTAATCTTGCAACCGGATCGTCTGCCGGCGGGTCACATTCGTGATACTCAAAAGCGTTGTGCTTTTTGCTTGCCTGATCTGCAACCACTTACCCCATTTCTGTCTGAGGTAGGCCAGTTCGTGGGCGTTGCGCTCCCCGCTGCGCTGGTGAGCGTTGCCCCCGGTGTTGTTGAAACGCTGGTGGACAAGGGCGAAGCGATTGTCCATATACACGCAGCGGTACTTCAGCAGCGCTTGCAGGCAGAAGTCAATGTCGGCGCGCAGCCGCAGTTCGGTGTCGTAGCGCAGCTCGCGCCCAATGATGCCAATGCCCCCCCCAACCCAGGTCGCCAGGACAAAGGGGTCTTGCGGGCGAAACTTGCGCACGTCCGCGCCGTTCTGGGAGAAGCCGAAAACCGGCGTGCCCAAAACCTGCGCGCAGTGCGCAGCGTTGGCGACCACCTGGGCAATAGCGTCAGGTTCGCGGAGCTGCGCGCGGCGGGTGCCGCGCCCGGCCACCACCCCCAGAAAGCCCACGTCGTCGTCCACCATGAAGACGGTTTCGTCCGCGACGTTATCCAGAATCCACTGGCGCAGCGGGCCGATGCCGGCCACCTCCGAGGGGTGCAGGAGCAATTCCACTCCGGCGGCGGCGCAGAGCGGCGCGTAGTCGGCAGCTTCCGCCTCGTCCACGCAGACGGTAGCCTGGGGAAAGAGTTTGAGGGCGTGCGTGCAGGCCTGCACGCGCTTTCTACTCGGAATCACGATGCGCATTGTGCAATAGCTCCAACAACTTCGCGCCATCGAGGGCGCGGCAGATACCCACCTTGCGGCGCAGGTTGCCTTTGCTGCTCTCGAAGGAGAAGGCTTCCCGCGCGATGCCCAGCAAGTCCAGCACCTGCGCCCAATCCCACGAGTTGCGGAAGAAGAAAACCACGTAGTCATAGTGCTCGAAGGGCTGGATCGCCATCTCCGGCACAGGATCAAGCTCATCCTCGCCGGCTTCCTCGTCCTCGGCCAACTCCGCCAGGCGCGCCTCGCCGGTCAGTTGTTCCAGCTCGCGCTCGTAGAAGAAGGCGGAGAGGTCGAGGCCGGCATCCACCTCGGCGACGATGGCTTGCGCGTCCCAGGCCAGGTTCAGTTCGGCGGTGCGGTTGTCGGCGATGGAGAGGGCACGCGCCAGCCCGCCGTCTTCTTCGAGGTCCAGGTCTTCGCGCTGCACCACGACGAGCTTGTCGCCGCGCGTTTTGACGACCTCGATGGGCAGGCCCAGTTTCTCGGCGGTGCGCTTGGTCTTCTCCCCGGCGATAAGGCGGCCTTGCCGGTCCACGACGATGGAGCGCGCCGGGCCGTAGCGCACGAGGCTTTCTTGCAGGGCGAAAGCCCCGCGTTCGGTGCCCAGGTTGGCGTTCTGTTCGTCCTCCTGGATGTCGGCCAGGGTGGTCAGGTCTTCAGGCATATCCACTCCTTTAAACGCGAAAAAGCCGGGAACGCGCTTGGTAGCGCGCCCCGGCTTTGGTTGGCTCAGTCAGGCTTACCTGAATAGTACCACATAAAATGTATACATGTCAAACTTCGTAATAGGCACAACAAAAAAAACGCGGGGGCCGGGGAGAGTTCCCTGGCCCCCGCGTTTTCATCTTACTTCACCACCACCTCGGCCCTGAAAAACTCCTCCGCCAGTGACGGCTCCTTCAACGCCGCATTGAACCGCGCGATCCACGCCCGCTCCTCCTCGTCCAACGGCGGGAGGCGGTGCTTCGATGGTTCCTTCCAGCGCGCCATCCGGCACTCGTCCACGTCCAACGGCTCCTCGCGGAAGATCGTTCGGTACGTCGCCAGCCCGAAGCAATGGGCGAAAGCGCGCTTGTATTCCTCGTAGCCCTCCCGCCCCATCGGCCCGACCATGGACAACTCCACCATCAGCAGACACACTTCCCAGTTGGTCAGCTCCTCTGCGGGGGCCTTCCAGTCGTGGCCCAGCTCCCGATACAGCTCCTCCACGTCCTCCGGCGCCGCACCGTCCAGCTCTGCGGCGTCGAAACGTTCATTGTGCCGCCGGCTGATCTGCATCAGCCGCAGCAAGCGTTCCAACACCACCTGGTCTCCCGCGTGCTGGATTTCATACACCGCCCGGCTGTCCGGCCCAAAGAAGCGCACCGGCTGAGTGAGCGCAGTCGCCAGCGCGTCAACCCATTTCTCGGTATACCATCGCTCCCACCGCCCCATAGGGTGTTCAACTTCTACGTTGTCGCTGTGGGTCAACTCCAGGTCCACCCCACCCCCGGCGTCAAGACTGAACAACTTGAACTGTCCCACCGAACACCTCCGCGTATTCCTGCAACTCCTGCGTCAGCCGGAAGGCCGCGCGCAGCCGCTCGTTCTCGACCGCCGCCGCGTCCACCATTGCTTCCCACTCCCGGTGCTTCGCCTCCCGTTCTTCCGCCCGTCCGAGCATCGTCTGGAAATAGGCCATGACGTGCGCGCGGGTGCGGCAGCGCTGCAACACGTCGTAGTCAATCGTCAGCGTGAAGCCGCCATCCGGCGCGCGCTGGATACTGGATTGACAGAAGCCCAGCCGGATCCACACGTGCTCTTCGACCTCGCTCAAGTCCAACGCTTGCGGATCCTTGCCGGCCAGCGCGACAACCGACCGCAGCAGCGAGTTCATCTGCTGCATATCGCGCAGCTCCACCGCGACCAGCCATTGGTTGCGATAGCCGCTCACACAGCCCAGACGCCGCCCACCATAGCGTTGGGCGATGTCGTTGCAGGCTTCGAGCAATTCGTAGCGCGTCATTGTCAACAAATCTTTCATCATTACACCTCCGTGATTGGCCCGCCATCGTCAGCACCAGGGCGGCCACTCCCTGATGAACAGCGGCGCGCACACTCTGGTGCGCGCCGCTGTTTCGGCAAGTATTTCCCAGGAAATACTCAGAATAACCGCAGTTGCTCGTCGTCCTCATCGCTCTTGTGGTTTTTGTTCGTCCGCTGGGGCCAGTCAGGAGCGTCCTTCTTCCCCTCCCGCCACAGCGCCTCTGCCTCCGCCCGGTAGGGATCGTCCACGTCCCCCGGCGGCTCCAACCGGCAGCCCTCCGCCAGCCAGAAGTCCACCCCGCGCCCCAACCGCTTGCCCGGCCCGGTGTGGTGATCCAGCGCGTAATCGGGGATAGGCAGCTTCTCCCAAGTCATAAAGCGCTGGGTGATGGCGCGCTGGAAGTGGTCGGCCAGGCGCGTCTTCTCTGCCCGGCACAGAAAGAGAATCGTGTTCGCCAACACCAACCGCGCCGGGCCATTCTTACCGGCCTCCCGAAACTCGAAAAAGAGCCGCCGTTGCTCCGGCACCAGCAGCAAGGCCAGCGGGCTGGCAATCCCCACGTCCTCGTTGGTGATCGCCAGCAATCGCCGCCACAGGTACACCTCGTAGCGCGGGATCAGCTCCAACGCCCAGTAGAACGCCTGCGCCTCGTTGCCGCGCCGGATTTCCTTCTGCAACGCCGAGATGGCGTCAAACAGTGAATAACCGTGATGCTCCGTAAATGCCAGTCCCATACGTACCTCCTTCAGGTAGCTTGAATGTACTCACTCATTCCCCAGCCCTCACCGTACTCTTCGGCCTGGGCCGTCATATACGCATCGTCCTCAACGCAGTCGGCCAGTTGCCCGCCGCCGTGCTTCGCCGGCGGGCGGCTATCCTCCTCCCACTGACCTTCTACCAACACAGCGTGCAGCCGGTCAATGTTCAACGGGCTGCCGTCGAACCAGCCCTCCAACCCTTCCTGCCGCAGCGCGCGCAGGGCCGCCTGGAATTCGGCCTCCGGCACAAGCTCGAACGACCACCACCGTTCCAGTTGCAGGTAGAAGGTCTCCAGGGCCTCTGATGCGGCGCGGGCGGCCTCCTGCCAGGGCTTGATCGCCTTCCGCGACTGCAACCAGCGGATGCTGGACGCCGATTGCTCTCGGTTGACGTAATGCCCCTGGCGGCTGCCCTCCCAGTGCCAGCGCACCTCGACCAGGTATTGATACTGAACCAGCGCGATCAGTGCCTGATGGTTAGCAGCCTCCGCGTCTATCGGCACGCCGCTATCGAACCGCACCGGGATGTCCGCCCAGGGGCGACTATCACCGGCGAATCTGAATTGAAAATACGCCTTGTGTTTCATCCTTACACCTCCGTGATTGGCCTGCCATCGTCAGCACCGGGGCGGCCATTCCCCGGTGGACACCGGCGCGCGCTATCGGCGCGCCGGTGTTTCGGCAATATTTCCCAGGAAATACGCGCGGGTCACTCCGCCCATTTGAAGTGCAGTGTGGCTCCGGCGAACTCGATCTCCGCCATCGGGATCGCGTCGGGAGCGGATTGCTCGCAGTCCCGCAGCATCTGCCGCGCAAAGCGCAGCAAGTCGCCCACGTGATCTTGGACTATCGGACTGTTCGGCAGAGCGCGCCGCAACTTCTCCAGGTCGTCGCTACTGGTGAGGCGGCCCTTACGATCAAGCGGGAACGCGCGCTCCAGGTAGTAGCGCGCGCTTGGGTAGGTCATATCGGTGACGGTCGCTCCCATTTCACACCCCCTCGAAGCCCAACGCCCGCTCGCGCAGACTGACGTAGCGATTGCGCCCGATCACCAGGTGATCCAGCACGTCAATTTCCACCAGCTTCCCCGCATCCACGAGCCGCCGCGTCAGCGCTACGTCCTCCGGCGAGGGCGTGGGGTCGCCGCTGGGATGGTTGTGGGCCACGACGATCCCCGCGCACCGGCGCGCGATGGCGCCCTGAAAGACTTCGGCGATGCGCACCACCGAGGTGTTGAGCGTGCCTTTGTACAGCGTCTCCTGCTCGATCACCCGGTTGCGCGTGTCCAGGTAGAGGATGACGAAGTGCTCCTGGGTGGCCGGCCCCAGGGTGCCGAGGAGCAAGTGGGCCGCGTCGGCAGGACTGCGGATTTGATATTTCTCCTCCGGCGTTTCGGTCAGCACCCGCCGCCCCAACTCCAGGGCCGCCTTGATCCGCGCGGCCTGCGCCTTGCCCAGGCCCTTGACCTGGATGATTTCGGCGATGCTGGCCTGCGCCAGCCCATAGAGATCGCCGAAGCGTTCCAACAACGCGCGCGCGTGGGCGAAGGCGTCGCCGGTCTGCAAGAGGCTCGCCAGCAGTTCTACCCCAGACACGCTCTGCGCGCCCATTTCACACACCCGGTTAACCGGGCGTTCCTGCACCGGAAAATCGCGTACTAACATTTCATTCACCTCCGTGATATAATGAACTTGGCACGGTCGCTCACCTCCGTGAGCTGTGCCTTGAATAGCGGTGGGGCGCCATCCCCCCCGCTATTCGCTTTTTAAATCGAACAGGGGGTGCATAAAGCCCAGCGTCCCCTGCGTGTGACGCAGTTGCTCCGCCACCACCCCCTTGAACCACGTCCATGTGGGGCGCGGGTGATCGCGGTACTGGCGCAAAACGAGGCGCTGCCGGTTGGCATCCAGTCGCGCCTGCGCCAGGTAGAGCGCGAAGTCCGCCGGGAACTCCCCAATGCGCACCAGGTGTTGCAATTCCGGCACCAGCGTTTCCATCACGCCCTCCCTTGATCGGCCAGCGTTTCACCGGGGATGAGCGGGCTGGCACCCTGGGGAAACTGCACGATCTGGTGTTGCAGCAAACCCCGGTAGGCCGTCCCCACCACCGCCGCCGCTTCCTCATACCCGCCGTCCAGCAGATCGCGGATGTAGCGTTCGAGGGCCTGGGCCGTGGAGCGCGCCTTGCGCATCGCCGGCAAGTCGGCTACCACCGGAATGATGCGCTCCGGGCGGGCAGCCGCTTCAGCGTCGCGGGCATCCTGCACGGTGGTCATAAAGGCGGCCATATCGAACATCGCTTCCTGGGCCTGCTCTTCCAGCAGGCGGGCGCAGAGCTTGCGGAATTCCCGGATGCGCGGCGTGTCCACCTCGGCCAGGTAACGCAGGGCGATGCGCTGGCGGTTGACGTCCAGGTCGCGCAGGACGTAGGCATACTTGACGCCCATTTGCCCGGCCTTCACCAGGTCCTGGGCTTCGGGCACAATATCCAACAGCGCCAACCGCAGGCGCACCCGCCCCGCCGGGACGTTGGCTTCGCGCGCCAGGCGCTCCTCATCCCACCCGAATTGCGTCATCCGCTTGCGGTAGGCGCGGGCCTCTTCGATAGGGTTGAGTTCGGCGCGGTGGATGTTCTCCAGAAGCATGATGCCGCTGGCCTGCTCGTCGCTCAGGGAGCGCACCAACGCCGGGATGGTGACGCGCTGGAGCAGTTGGTGGGCGCGCCAGCGCCGTTCCCCGGCGACGATTTGATACCGGCCTCCCAACATCGGGCGGACAGTGATGGGCTGCGCCAGCCCGTGTTCGGCGATGCTGGCGGCCAGCTCGCGCAAGCCGGTCGGGTCGAACGCTTCCCGGTCGTTGTCGCCGGGGTCAATCAGCGCAACCGGCACTTCTGTAACTGTTTGCTGGGTCATACTCACCTCCGTGATTGTGATCGGCCTGCCATCGTCAGAGCATGGGCGGCCGGCCCGCGCTAACCACCCTTGCGGGTGGTTTCGGCTTAGACCATCCCCAGTTCCAGCAGCCACGACCGGCAGCCGTGGGGACAGACGCCATCCGGTTCGACGGTGCAGCCATCGGTGGCCTCGGCGATGCCATCCATCAGCCACGCTTCCAGCGTCTCCATATCGGGCGCGTCGTGGTCTGAGAATCGCGCCGGGAGAGCGGCAGTCAGGCCCAGCAACTGCTCCGCCGCTCCCAGGACTGCGTCGGCCAGCCCATCGTCCATACTCAGGCTGACGCCGCGCTTGCCGGGATGCAGGTCGCCGTTCTGCCAGTAATGCCGGCGGATGTCCAGCCGCACCTGGCCGCGATAGACGCTGTGCTGCACCAGCAGGGGTTCGCGGGCTTGTTGGTCGAGTTCGACCACCTCGCCGTTGACCCGCCGCGCGGCGCGGAGGGCCTCTTCCGCCAGCCCGCCCACCGGCAGGCTGATCCCGCGCTGGGTGGGAAGCAGGTCGCTGCCCTGCCGGTAGTGGTAGCGGATGTCGAGCCGCTGCGCGCCTTTGTAGGTGGTCAACGCCACCACCAGGGGATTTTTCCCATTCTCATTGAAGACTACTTGCTGATCAGACATTTCCTCATACCTCCGTGATTGAATTCGGCCTGCCATCGTCAGCGGCGGGGCGGCCATTCCCCACCGGACGCTCCCACCAACGGGAGCGTTTCGGCTTCCTACTCACCCACCCCACGCGAAGCGTTCCAGGAGTTGCGCGCCGCTCTTCAGCACGTAGGGGTCGGCGCCCTCGATGTCGTGCAGCCAGCCCTTGACCTCGGCGTCCAGCAGCATTTCAGACTCGCGTTCGCCGTGCCCGCACTCCATCAATCCCATCATCATCAGCGACCAGGCTCCCTGGGCCGTCTGCGCCTGATCCCCTAGTCCTTCCGCGCCATAGTTGCTCAACGCCAACGCCAACGCCATCTGCTCCGTCCGTTCCTCGAATGTCATTTCACACCTCCGTGATTCTCTCAAACTAAATTGAATTAAATAGCAAAAAAAGAGAGTTGGGCCTGCCATCCTCAGCCCTGGGCGGCCAACCCCAGGGGACACCGGGAAGACCGGTGTTTCGGCTCACCAGATTAACGCCTGTTCCTATCCGCTCCCTCACTGTTCCTTGATTCGCACCGCTGGTTCGGTGTGGCGCTCGGTCCGCTCTCACACGTCCGAGGGTCTGACGCCGCCGGGTTCGCACCGTCGGGATGAATAGGATATGCACCTACTCGCAAACGCTGGGCACGCCGTCGCCGTGCTGCCGTCCCCCCAGGGTCTCTGGTCGCCAATGGGCAAGTGAGCCTCCCCGGAGTCGCGGTCGGGGTCTAGTATCCCTGCATTTGTTTTTGAGTGTTGTATGTGTTAAGGTTATTTATACTTTTATTGTCCTACTGTCAAACTATTTTGTACATAGGTAATTAGTCCTACACTTTAAATAGACTAATTTTGCCTTTTTGCTCTAACAAAAAGCGCGGGATGTCGTGTCTGCGACATCCCGCGCCTGTTGGGATATTTCCCAGGAAATACTTACGGCAGCCCGGCCCCGCTCTGCGCGAGGAGCCAGAGGATCGCCACGGCCAGGGCGGTGACGAAGACGGCCCCCATGATGGCCGCAAACCATTTCAAGCCCTTGAACCACGGGCGTATTTCGGCCATTTCGGCCACAATTGCCGCTACTTGCGCCAGTACCGGACGCGCCGCTGTAAACTCACTGGCACACGCTTCCAGGCGCGTCCGAAACTCCGGGTCGCCCTGCCGGTCTTCGACAGCATCCACGCGCGCTGTCAACTGGCGTAGGGTGGCATTTTGCACCGAAACCCCATCCAGGGCAGCCTGTGCCTGCCGTTCGAGTGCCACAAGACGCCCATTGACCTGCTGTTTGAATTCGCGCAAATCCGACCCAATTGCCGTCATGGCGGCTAACACCTCCGAAACTCGCAAGTTCAGCCCATCCACCGCCCGCCCGCGCTCTGTTGATTCCCGATTCTGCTCGCGCACCGACATCTCTAACTGGCGCGTGCTTTCCGTCAGCGCTTCGACCCGCGCCAACAGCCCCGGCAGCGGTTCGATGGAGCGGTCGATCCGCATGATGTAGTTCAGAATCATTTGCAGCGGATCGAGCGGCTGCGTGCCTTTAGCTTCCATTGGTCATCAGAGGCGGTTACTCTAAGGCGTCGTTCAACTCGCCCTCGACCAGCCACACGCGCTTACCGGGCTTGACGAGCACCAGGTAGGCGACCTCTTTGCCCAGGTAGCCCAGCACGGCGGTGCCGAGGATCGTCCACACGGGGGTGATGGCTGTCCAGACCTCGCCGGGCACGTAGAGCAAAAGCAGCCCGGCCAGGGCTGGCAGGCCCGCGCCGAGACCGAAGGACGCCCACCATTTGCCCTCCGAGGTGAGGGTCTGGAACCACTTGGCTTTGCGTTCCAGGAACGTGGTCAATGCGCCGATGAGCGGCGCGCCGCCCAGGGCCAGCCAGCCGAGGAACTCCTGCGGCGTGGGCACGCCGTCGCCCCAGGGCAAGGGCGTGGGGCCTGGGGGCGCAGTCGGGGTGGGCAGCGGGCTATCGCCCGGCCCCTGCGCCGCCACCGGCGCGGCCAGCGCCAGCAGAGCCGCCAACAACACGACAACTTTCAACCAGCTTATAGTTTTGAACTGCTTCACGTCAATCTCCTTTGGTGACAGATGGATACAACAAAAACCGGGGCTATCCTATGGAGGATAGCCCCGGAAATTTGGTCTCAGTCGGGCTTGAGTGCGGCCTGGGGTCAGACCCCGGCGCGCACCGGCTGCGGCGTGGGTTCGCGGAAAGTCTTTTCGCAGACTACGTGCAGTTGCTGCGGGTCGCCGTTTTTCAGCGGGACCTTGAAGACCACCTCGCCCCAGTGCTGCTCGCCCTTGAGTTTCTTCAGTTCTTCGCTGACGATTTTGACAATTTGCTCAGTCGCAATCATATCTCTATTATACGAACATTTGTTCAAATGGGCAAGGATTTAAGGATAGCATTTCATTAACACACCTTAAATTCAAAGCACGTCAAACCGCGCGATGGCCGCCTGCGCGATCTGGTGCAGGGCGCTCTGTGCCGGGTCGCTTGCGATTTGTTCGAGCTTTTTTAGGCCAGGCTTAATGCGCAACATCCCGATCATCACAATGGCCCGCTTTTTCACGGTTTCATCCTTGCGCCGGAAATAATTGCGCACAAACGGCCACAGGGGAGCGGCGTCTACTCCCTCCAGGCTCTTGACTAAGGTGTGTCCAATCCCTTCTACTACGTCAAATTTCTCTAGTTCACGAAATACGATTTTCGCAACATAGCGCCAAAAATAGTCGGCCAACTCCCGTTCCGGATCAATGTACGTGCGTAGGATTTGACCAATTTCTTCCCAGCGCTCTAATTGCACTAAGGCGTCCAGTGCTTTCTTGCGAATTCGCTCATCATCGTGTAATGCCCGGCCTTGTAAGGTGTGGGCAAAGACATTTTCTGACGCTTGTTGCCGTTCCGCCGCGTGTGTCATAAAGTAGTCAATCAATTCCTCGACCTCATACCAGGATTTGGCCTGAGAAAGTTGTTGTAGTTTTAAGGCGTAACTATATTCCGAGTTAATGGGCATTTGTTTGCCTTAGCCTTTCATAATCAGCATGGTCTCTACGTGTTTCTGTTTTTCACGCCGAATGGAGACAGGGGTGATGACTGGCAGCACAGCATGGGCATCGGCGAGGATGAACGAAGCTGGCGATGTGATCGCGGTCTATGGTTATAAGTCTACCTTACTACGCTATATTCCGGCATATCCATAAAAGTTCTCGGCGCCACTATTTCTTCAACATCCATATCGTAAAGTTCAGCATCTTGCCTAATTGACTCTATTTTGTCCTTAAGGTTGAATGTCCTCGCATGGGCCATCCTAAGCACTACACCATAAGGCCGGGCACAGATTACAATATTACCCTGTTCAATATCTGCCTGAGCTTCGCTTAATACATTTGTTCCCAATACAAACACTACGATCTTCGAGAAGTTTTGAGACTTACCACTTTTGCGTAGTTCTGCGGCATAACGCTGACCCTGTTGACATTCCTCTAGACCTATATTTGATCCACCCTTTTTTAACTCAACAACTAGAATTTTCCCATAGCCATTCACATCGCCAAGCTGAGTGTAACCATCACATGAATAGACGCCAATAGAAGCATCAGGAAGTGCAACTAAATCCGGTCTCCAACGTCGATTTTTAAGAGGTATCTGTGAAGTATCCTTAAACAAATCACGAATCACTGTTAGCAAAGAACTATTGCTTCTAAAATGTACTGATTCATATTCAGGTCCAAAAATCCATAATCCCTTTTCAAAGAGTGGATGAATTTGATGCAGTTCATCACTAGTTGGATCTTCCACCAAATCCTCTAAACGTTCTATAAGCCTCAAACGACGATCAAGTTCATCTAATACTAGACGTGCATCCTGCACCGACCACTGGCTCAGAATCTCGTCAAGCTCGTCGAGTTCAGATGGCTCAAGTCGCGACAATTTTTCAAGCAAAGAATATCCAGAGCGAGCCTGTTCCAGGTTAGCAAGCACACCCACGGTAGCGATCAAAATATTGTCTGGGACGAGTACTTCTTCTTGAATTCCATCTACTAATTGACCGATATAGCGACGCGAACTAACTGATAACTTACGGAGCTGCTCCCTATTTGCTTCAAGTGCGACGCGCTTACTTTGTTTGTAGTCTTCGCTCATTAGTGAGTGGATACGCCGGCGAATGTAAGAAAACACCTCGTTGCGCACAATTTGGTAACGGGTGGTTTCTTGAAAGCCACTCCAATCTTCCATAACATCATCGGCCAGCAGATCGGCTAAAACAACAAATGTATATCTGCGTGCCTCTACAGTTCGCCGATCAAGAGGATTTGCACGTTTATAATCCTCCCAAGAAAGCTCCCCCACCAGGCGATGATTGACCCACCATGCAATACCATGCAACAAGCTACTCTTGCTGGTTTTCTGAGTATCCACTTGGCTTACACTGATCTTACCCAAGTCAGGAATCACGATTTCATGGCTATCAATAAGATGTTCGAGGTTAGCCAGTTCTACTTGTACACCATTGATATGGACGGTGAAAGTTGGATCTGCGATGAATTTGGACCCTACCAAATCACGCGCCTCCTCAATCGGGATATGACTTCTAACAAGTGTCATCCTGACAATTGTACCATGTCCTTCTCGTGAGAAGGTTTCTTGATGCGTAACTTTATAAGGCGCTTGCGCAATAATACCAGCCGTGCGTTGTATTTCAAAACTATTGGCCTCTCCATTACACCAAGTCGTTACCATATAACGATTTGCGAAACAAAACGCGCTCAGCCGCCCTTTCCCATTCTTACCAAAGGCTTTTCGGTGACTTGGTTGATTACCAGGTGGAAAAACAACATCTTCACCTTGTACTTCCCTGCGATCATAGTTGAATTGTAGCCAACGTTGAGTAAATTGCTCTTTTGTCATCCCCGTGCCATCATCCTGGATCACAATGGGATTAGGTACGCTTTCTTCTGGCCAGGTGATTTCTACGGTGTCGGCGCCGGCATCCCAACAATTCGCCACCAATTCTATCAGTGCGATTTTTGGATCGCTAATCATTTTGCGCGCATAGTCTATTAAAAATCCTGGCGCAAAACTAGGTAAATATTCTTGTTGGTTTGACTCATGTTCTTCTGGCATAGATAGCCTCCTTGAATGTCCGAGCTATCACTTCCTTGACAACAAATCAACACCTCACCAACCAGCGTAAAGTCTAGCTGGCATAAACCGCTAAACGCTGCGTATTTGCAATTTCAAGCAAAGCTAATGCAACGTCCTCAGCCTTGTCCAGTGGGATGTAATTACAAACACTCCAATCCCCTACATCCATAATCACTTTTCCCTTAGCCTTGCCCTGAACCTGCGCGATTCGACGAAACAAGCTATCTATTGCGATTAAGCCTTCTTCCGATAAATTGTATGAGGTAGTGTAGGTATCCAATTCGCACTGGCATGTTTCCGACCATTGCTTACTCACTTTGACAAACGGTCTCTCTTGACTAACACACCACACATAATAAGCAGTGGCTACAATTTCTTCAGCCTTTCCTGAAATATAGACCCACCCCTTATCAATAGCTTGCTGCAATTTGCTATACCCTGCCTCTGAGAACTTAAATTCCACACAATCTTTGCTTAATCTGACGCTTCGTTGATTTCGCAGGCTATAATGAAGTGAACCCACATACTGTATATCAATCTGAAACGTTGGCATATTCGTCTCCTATTTCTAAAAATGGCGTTGTTTTAACTCTGCTCTCCAAGAACTAACGCCTTCACCCGCCCCTTCGCTTCGTCGAGCAGGTGGCGGGCTTCTTGGCGAGCTGTGTGTGCATCTACAACAAGTTGACGGATGTGTTGTTGTATAGCGACTGGAGCTTTCCAAATGACGTAATCACTGACGGTATCAGGGCGAAGTTCGATTTGACCAGAGGAACCAGTCCAGCCACGTTCGGTTTGGAGTTGGCCGGGTAAGGCATTTAGGTAAAGGCCCAGGTAAACAGGATCAAGACCAGGTTTTGGACGAATGATGGAGACATGACCATCTACGATGGCAGAAGTATCCTCAAGCATAGTCTGGCAACGCCCAATGGTGATGTAACCAGTAGAGTTTAAGAGTATGTCATACTGTTTGACCTGAGCGCGCTTATGAGAAGCTTTAGCTTTGACGAAATCCCAGGTGGTAGCACGGTTATCTTCCAATTCGATATGAGTTTTGCCAACATGTTGGCTGTTGATAACGGGAACATTGCCATCTTCAACATAGTCTGGCTGCACACCACGCTTAATGTCGTGTAGAACCCAGTCCCCTAAGCGAACGGCTTGCCCAGTAGCATTGACACGCCTGATGAGGTTTGCGTACCTCGGCTGAAAATACTCCGCATCGAACCGCCCCGCCGCCCGCGCCGCGCCGAACGTCGCCGTGTACGTCGTCTGTGGCGCCAGCGCCGCCGCGCCCGCTCCAGCTTCCAGCCCCAGCTCCCGCAGCAGTAACGCTTCCGCTTCCGCGTAGAGGGTGTGAGACTTCACACGCAATTCTTGAGCTTTGAGACTGCACATAACAATCTCACCCTGTATTTGGTCATTCACACAAGGGATCGGTATGCGTGCAATGTCACTGGGATAAATCTCTATTTGTCCTGAAGAACCCCTTTGCCTACGTTCAATAAGAGCCAAACCGGTTTTGGTCTGCAAAAAAGTGGTAATATACAACGGGTGTAATTTTTGTACTTCTCGAACAAGTGTAATGTGACCATCCGCAAAATACGGTGAATCTTTGTGATTATAGGTTACTCGCCCCAGCGTACCTACACCTGTTGAAGTAATTAAAATATCCCCTTTAAAAACTTGCCCTCTCGAATTCGCTTTGTAGAATTCCAAGCTTACGAATTCTTGTCTCGTATCTGAAAGCCCTTCTTCACGAATATTGACTGTTCGCAACGCAGGAATAGCTCCCTCTTCGCTATATTCTGGTTGAATACCTCGTCTAATGTAACCTGCAATGTCCCCTAACAGAACATACTTACCATTCCGTACATGACCTTCTACTTCCAAAACATTGGGATGAAAATGCTCCGAGTCCAAACGCTCCGCTTGTTGAACCTCTGATAGAGGAATAACGCTCCATACCGCCATTGTTATTTCTCCTTTGCGAAGTCAAAACCCTGTTCCTGGGCAAAGGCAAGGAAGCCCTCCGCGATGGTGGGGTAGTCTGGCAAGTAGGACGAGATACGGGCATGGTTGGCGCGGTGAACCTCGCACTTTGTAGAGTCGGCATGGTCACGTTCCAATACTTTAGCAAGTTGCGCGTCCAGAACGCGGCGGTTGGAGTAGAGGTCATGATCCACGATGGGGTGTCCAAAGAGATCGAGCAGTGGCGTTCCATCGGCGTCTTTGAGGTAAATGTAATTGCCTGAGTTGTCTTTGCCTGGGTGTTGGCTGGTGGCGAAGAAGATCGGGTAATCGTCAACTTTGGGACATAGCACTCCAGCTTTGGGGTCATCGTTCCACTTCTGCAAAAAGAGGATGCTGGTCTTGGTGCCCGTGTGCGGTTTGAAGGTGTTTACATCCAATCCCACCACAGCCAGGATACGGCAGCGCTCGGCGATGAATGCGCGCACGCGGGCGTCGCTGATGTTGTTGAAGCGGCCCTGCGGCAGCACAATCGCCATCCGTCCACCTGGCTTGAGAAATTCCAGGTTGCGCTCGATAAAGAGCAGGTCGCGCCCGACTTTAGACTCCCACTTGCCATCTTCTTTGCGGGCCAGATCATACTGGTGCAGCAGGCGCGTTTCTTTGATGTCGCCGGCGAATGGCGGGTTGGTGAGCACCACGTCAAAATCGAAATAGCGGAAGTTCTGTTGGTTCCAGGCGTCGCGGTCGGCATCGTCGAGGAAACGGTGCAGGCGATCACGCAGCCCCACGCGGGCGGCTTCGTCCCAGGTGCGCGGGTCAAGCGTGTTGACGCGGTAGACGTGTGTGCGCCCATCGCCGGCGATCAAGTTGATGGCTTGCGCGATCTTGACGCTGCGGGCGTCGAAGTCCAGAGCGTAGACCTTCTCCCCAGCGTAAGAGCTTTGCCAGGATTCAGGGCGGCGGGCGGTGAGTTCGCCTTTCCAAACGTGGAAAATACCGTGGATCGTAAAGCCGCAGCTTCCAGCAGCGGTGTCTATCAGGTACTCTCCCCACTGCGGGTTTAGCATCTTGACGGACATGTCAATGGCGGGACGCGGGGTGAAATACTGCCCTTTGGCCCCCTTCGCTACTTGCGTTACCAGATACTCGAAGGCTTCATCAATCACCTGAAGGTTGGAGTTGAAGAGCTTGATGTCCTGCAAGAAGGAGACGCAGACGGCCAGGTGCGCGGGCGACAGGTCAATCTTATCATCTCCCAAAAAGACGCCGGGCCATTGCCCTTTGGCTTTTTGGAACAGGCCGTTGATTTTGTCGTAGAGTTGGCGATTTGTTTCCCCAGAAGCGCGGAAATGCACCAGGCGCCCGCCGCGCGTCGGTGGGGCATTTTCGGCTTGCCACTCGTCGTACAGTTTGGCGTAGATGAGCTTGAAGACTTCATCGAAGGCATCCACGCCCGCGTTCGCCAGCACCAGGTCTTCCAAATCTTCGATGATACTTTTAAGGGTGAGGCGTTCCGTCACCAGGCGATTTCGGGTCGTCAGTTCGTCAATCGTCACCTGTTCGTTGATCACTTCGGTCAACGTTTGGTGCGCGGTAGGCAAAGCTGAAATGCGGCGGTAAAGGTTCGGGTCTTCGCGGTGAAGAATCTCAATCTCGCCGCCGTTGGTCCAGACTGCGATGGGCGCGCCCTCGGCGTTGCAGTATGATTTCAACTGCTCGATGCCGTCCTGGCGTTTGGGCTTTTTCACTTCGACGATGATGTAAACCGATTCGTGGTCGTCCACGTCGTAGATCACAATGTCGGCGCGTTTCTTCGCCACCGCCGATCCGAAGTAGACTGCACGCTCCACGGCCACTCTTTCGGCGGGGTAGTGGTAGGTGTGTAGCAGGCGATACAGAAACAACTGCCGTACCACTTCTTCTGGCTTCGCTGGACGCTCTGTTCCATCCGCAAAATCCTTCAGATATGGCTTGCCACGCTTATCAAAGATGTCTAGCGCCGCGATCTCCTCCGATGTAAAAATATCCAGTGCATACTCAGATTGCTTTAGAATGTCGGTAAGTGTGTACGTTGACATACGCTCCCCTTATCAAAAATACCAGGCGCCAAAGATTACGAGTGCCCCAACTATAAAGTAAGCCACCCGTTTTTGAATTCGACTAAATCCCTTCATAAACTTAAAATCTTTGCCAGCTTTTAGCAGCAAATCCCAATCGGACACAGCCCCGATAATAGCTATAGCCCCCGCGAGTGTGAAGATCAGACGAACCGTCATAGCTACTCTCCTAAACGAAAATCGCCCCTGGCGTCAGCTTTCATTGACGCGCAGGGGCGGAGTGTGTTATACTACTTCCACCTCGGCGGTCAGAACGCCGTTGGCCGTTGCCCCGGACTGGTTCAGAGTCGCGGGGCGTTTTATTTT